TCTTTTACTCTCTGTGCTTGATCTTCTGTTTGTTTAGTAGCAACACCAAGTATTTGTGTTTTTACTGGGCCGCCACTTGGTAACATTTCTTTGTATGCTTGTGACTGAAACTGTGTGGTTGCTTCTGATAACAACGGATGTGTTACACCACTTGCACCTAAAAACGGATCACTTCTGTCCTCGTAATTAATACCAAGCAAGTTTAATCCTTTAGCAATAGCTTCTTCCCAGTCTGATCTTGACTCTAAGTCTTCTTTTACTTTTGATTGTAGATCAGAGGCGATTGATGCTAAGACACTATCTTCTAGAACTTCTGCAAGATTCGCTTCATGGTTATATGGCTCTGCCACAACTTCCATTTGTTCGCCAGTATCGAGCTCGATGCCCTCTGGTAACGTAGGTGCAGTATCGTCTACTTCTATCTGCAAACTATCAGCTTCTGGTATAAGTCCAGGTCCACCAGCACCGATTTCTTTTTCTACCATTTGAGGTATTTGTCCTCTTTCTGCCATTATGCTACCTTTCTAAATTTACTTAATATACCACCTTTTTTGAATCTTGGCACTTTTAAATCAGAATCTACCTTATCTAAGTCAATTATTCTAAAAAGATCTGACTCTTCGTTTACAGGCGCACCACGCACTTTTCCTATCTCTAACATTCTTGTAGAGTCTGGAGATATGTCAGAAGATGAACTATATAATCTTTCTTTTGTAAAATACGCATTACCATATTTTTTTAATATAGAACCTAATTGTTGCGAACCTACTGCAAAATTATATTTTTTAGGATCTCTAGCAGTACGGCTTCCAGCTGCTGCATAATCTGCTAGTTTCGGAAAAATAATATACCTCTTTCCTTCTTTTTTAGCATCACTTATCATTCTATGAACCATTAACTCTAGTCCTTGTTGTGAGTTCTGAACTGGTGGGTTTTTAGCTAACTGAAAAGAATCATTTGAATCTATATGTTTTAGAGTTTCTTTTAAAGAATCTTTTATCTTTTGTGGTACTTTGTCACCCAACTTATCAATTAACTTAACCATGGCATCTCTTTGCTCAAAAGGTCTTAGTTTTTCTTTAACGTCATTTATTCGATTAACTAGTTCTTTAGCTCTATCTTGTGCTGTAGCTTTTTCTTTAGCTAGTTCATTAAGTCTTTCTTGATTAGCCATGCTTTCTATGATTGGATTTTGGTACTCTGAAAATACATTTAAATGAACATCTGTAAAAATATCTTTTTTTACTTCATTCTTCAAAGCCTCTGGACTTAAATCAATAAATTTAAAATCTACAGTTCCTCTTACTCCAGGAGGTGTTACACCCAGTATTTTCTTAGGTGCAGTGTATGTAAAGTCTACAATATTGTTCAGACCTACATCATATTTATATTTTGTAACTCCATCTTCTTTGGTTCTACTAGTAAGTCTAGTTATAGAGTTTCCTGTGTTAATAGGTGTTGGTATTCTGTTGTTTTGTGAAGTATACGCATCAACAGTTTCATTTATTATTTTTTCAATTATCTGAGAACCTTTTGTTTTTGCTCGTCTGTCTAGTTCAGCATCTGCCATAAAATCTTGAAGAATCTTTTGTCTTTCAGGACTAAATCTACTTGGTGGGTCATCTATTCTTTTTCTGTTTGCTTTATCTACAGCCTCAAGTCTTTGTGCTAATTCCTTTATGTTATCTTTTCCAATTAGTCTTCTAAACTCATTATTGTTAACAATATTTTTTACTGCCGCTGCTTTTATGTACTTTTGCTCTAACTCTAAACCATGGTTTCTATACGCATCTTTAAAAAATTTAGAAACATTTTGTGGATTTTTGAAATAATTTTTATCGTCTAATATTTTCATTTGAACGTATTTTGCAAATTTCAAAGGTGTTTGAATGACCTCTCTACCTTTCTGAACACCAGAATACCTTACTTCATTATCAAATTGTTCTGGACTAATTTTTTTATCTTTAAGTAGTCTGTCTACAGTTTCATAAAAATCTCTTTGTAATTCTCTATCTACCAGTTTTGCATCTCTACCACTATTCAAAAAAGTAAAAAAAGCACTATTTATACTACCTCTTTCTTTTCCTTGCATACTTTTGGCAACCATGGCTTGGTTCGCATTTAGATAACTTGGTTCAACATTTTTAAGAAAAAGAGCAGCCCCTTCTTCTGGTGTAAATTGTTTTGATATAAACTTCTTTATTGAACTAGGCACTCCAATATTAATTTCAGAAATATCGTTCTCGTCTATTCTGCTCATATTAAAATCTCTTGTAGTTAATGAAACTGTGTCAGTATCACTACCTGTGCTAAACATAAAAGAATTATTTCGAGGATTCGTTACGTCCTCACCAAAAAAACTAAGTATTGGATCTTTGTTCAAGTTGTATGTTGACTGGACAACAGCCGCCTGGTTTATATCATTATCTACTTGAAATACTTTTTCTTTTAAAGAGGTGTTAACTTTGTCTAGTTTTTCAACTTCTGTTAAAAAATTATCTTTTTCTTCTAATAACGCTTTTGCTTCATCTTGCAGTTTAGCTTTGGTTTCAGTAAAAGTTGATATTCCAACCTCGTTTTCTTTATCTAACTTAAGAATTTGTTGAATATCCATTAAAGTCGAATTTAATAAAATTTCGTTTGGATTACGAATCATTTTATTCAAAGAAATTTTCAATAGATTTATGTCTGTTTTTTTCTTCTCTATATCTTTCTTGATATTATTAAATTGACTATCAGTAATTTTTCCATCTGTACGATCAAGAGTGGCTTGATTTAGTCTTGTATTAAGCTCTGCAAGTCTTTCATCTTGTCGTGTTATGTTTCTTTTAACTTCATCTATTCTTTTTGGTGAGTCTTGAATCAACTTTCTTTGTTTTTGCATTGCTTGATTGATCTGTAACTCATTCACAAACCTAGAATCTTCTAGTTTTGGTGCGTTAGGACCTAGCTGAAATCCCATGAAACCATCAACAGCTCTTCCGTGTGCATAGTAACCACCATCAACAGCTCTATCAAAACCATGTTCACTGTAACTTTGTTTTAATTCTTTTAAACTAGTTGTATCTCCCGTTGATTTAAAAAAATCTTCTAACGCTGCCATGGACTTCTTGACCGTGTTTGTCACATTAAATCTATCAAGTGATGATCCGAGGAGTTGATTTCCTTTTGAACCCGTTCCAAAAATAGTGTGAACAACATCGTAAATAGAATCACCTCCAGGATCTATTCTTTGTTCTCCTTTATTTTTCATGCCCGTATTAGATCTTCTTTTTACTTCCTCAAGATTTCTGATCTGGTTTAAAAAATCAGTTTTCTCTTCTTGAGATAAGTTTGGGTTTGATGCGTTGCTTTTTAAATTAGAAATTTGTGAATCAAGAGCTAACTGATCTGACTCTTTATACACATTAACTTCTAGTTCTGGAGTAAACTGTGATGCAATATTGTATAATTTTTCCTTGCCGTCTGTTGCTTCAAACTTTTCTTTTGGATTTAACTCTAAGTAACGGATTAAACCAGTTTCTTCTGCTTCTTTATATAATCTATTGTTTATACCACCCTTCAATGTCTCAAATTTTTCTAAAATTTGTGCACCTGTCATAGGAAACTCTATGCCCTCGACACGAGTAGTAACCCCTTGTTGATACATTATGTTACCAGCATCATCTTTTACTGGTCTTTGTGCCGTCTTACCTTTTTTAGTTGTAAATGTCTCCAACACAGGCATCCTCGTCTGTATTATTTGTTGGAGTTCACCTTGACCCGTGCCAATATTCTCTATCTCTTGCAATAAATTAGAAAAGAAAACGCCATCTTTACTGATCGCTGCACCTATTTTTACATCCTTTTTTAAATAATCATCTTCAAAAACATCTGCTTTTTTTGATGGCTCTGGCGTTGATGGCAGATTATCACTCGCTGCCATTGTTGATATTAACTGCTCACTAGGTGTAGGTGGTAATGGATCTGGTATTTTACTTGCACCAGTTGTCGCCATAGCAAAACCACCACTAGGCGGTGGAGTTTTATCCATCATTTGAGATAAGAGTTTTAAACCTATCGCACCTTTTGTAAGAAGAAACCCAGGAGCCACAACTCTACCTGCACTCTCAAGATTAAAACCCATCTCTGGAATATTTATTCCCGCTTTTTTTATTAAGGCTTCAGAGCCAATACCTTTAGCTAAATCCTCTGCTGCTCTGGCTTGACCTAAATCAGAATACGGAAACAGTGCTTTTCTTACAGAAAAGAAAGCGTCTGCAAGATCGGCTGGTGCACCTAATATATCAAAAGTTTCACCAACACCAACACCTTTACCAAGTCTTTTGAAATCGTCTAAAGTTTTTGCTAAACTCTGTGGTTGTTGTGCCATTATGTAATCCTAGTTGTTCTCTTCTTTTCTGGTAACATGATCTTTGAAAAACGATTGGTCACTGTATAACCACCCGCCTTCTTCTTAAATAAATCTAACTGCTTTGGTTTGAAAGGACCTTTCATCTTAGCAGGACCCTTGGTCGGTGGTACACTTTTCCCTTTCGGTAGTATCACACCATAGTTCTTACCAGGAACTGGTTGTCCTTTTCCAGCTAATTCTCTATACGCTCTGATTCTATCTGCTTCATCTGACATCAATAGACTCCCTTGAATGTTCCACCACGGTTTCTCATCACACCACCCATGTTGAGTTTTTTACCAATATACATCTTGCTTCGTGGACCTTTGTTCAAACCCGGTGCTCCA